CTAACTTCGGTTCTCAGAAGAGAGTGTCGGCATGGGATAACCCACGGATAGATCGGGCTGTTCGCTTTATGATACCCAACAAGAAAAGCATGGCTACCTTTAACTGGTGGATGAACTTCTTGGACACTGTAGCTGGTTCCCATCAGCACTTCTATCTACCAACAAGCCAGTCTGATCTACGGGTTATCAATCAGCCCTTTGACGGTGCTGGCGCTATTGAGGTACTCGACCACCTTTATACTTCAACTTATAAGGACGACGTTATCTGGTCCCAAGTGGAGATTACACAAACGGATGGCACTAAGCTATACCGGACTATTGTCTCGTCCATCGCTCAAGGTGCGTATGACGTCCTAACACTTTCCTCCGCATTGCCCGTTAATATTAGCGATGAGCCCATTGCCCGCGTTAGCTTTATGCATAAGGTCCGCATGGCCGGGGATAAGGTCACCATTGACCATAAGGGAAATCGCGCCTACATTAACTTCTCAGTAATAGGGATACCCCAATGAGTTATGAAGCAAATGAAGAGTCTGTCCAAGGTGGCTTTGCTGTGGAGTTGTTCACCTTTGAAGGTACATTCAACAACCACTATCTAACAAGCTATGCAGAGGACTACACCTTCAACGGTCAAGTCTATACCTCCACACCTGGTCTACAAAGAAAGAACACTGACAGCACCGCAGTCGGCGGCTCATCCTCCGGCGCTCTTGAGATTGATCTACCGTTCAGTGTGGCTGTTGCTCGGGAGTATGCCTTTAGTGATGTGCCGCCGGAGCTTACCTTTACACTACACCGCGGCCACGCAAGTGACGTTGATGCAGCTTTCCGTATACTATGGACTGGTAAAGGTGGTGTCTGGACTGTAAAAGGTCGCATGGCTTCACTGCAAATCCCAAGCGCCTTCTCGGCAGCATTGGGTACTAGCTTCCCAGCTCGAAGATGGCAGTCGCCCTGCAACCACCTACTCTATGATGCAAGGTGCGGCATTAACCGCGCTGACTATGACCACTCGACCACTATCACCAGCATCACGGGAAGTCGCATACGTGTAGCTACTTTGCCCTGGACAGTGAAGGAAGGAGTTGGTGGTGAGGTTGTCAATAACTCCACGGGTGAACGCAGAACCATTCGCTCACACGATGGAGACGTTGTTCGACTCAAGTTACCTTTTGCTTATGCAGAACCCGGCCAGAGTATCACGCTTTATCAAGGCTGTGACCATACAGCTGTAACCTGCCGTGATAAGTTTAATAACCTCGATGAGTATGGGGGCTTTAACCTCATCCCATCCAAGAACCCGTTTGGAGGGACCTTACGATGATCCTCGGCTACCTATTCCTAATGGTGGCGGCAGCGCTAGTCTTTGCTCTGCTGATACCGCCCATCAAAGTTGAAGACGCACGTGCGGGTGAGTTCGAAGAGGACTCATTCCCCAAAGCATCTGAAGACTCACCGATCACTTACCTAATTGGTAAAGATCAAATCAAGTCACCCAACACTCTCTTTGTGGGTAACTTTTCTATTGAGCCCCAGACTAAACGTGTTAGAACGGGCATCTTCTCAAGAAAGACCGTAACCACTCACTACAAGTACTTCATCACTATGGACTTGGGCTTATGCATCGGTGGCGATGATGGCTGTACCCTTCACCAGATTATCATGGATGATGAAGTGGTATGGGAAGGCGACGTGGTTAGCCCGGACGACATTATAACTATCGACAAGCCCGAGCTGTTTGGCGGCGACGAAGCCGGAGGGGGGTTTGTGGGTATTGCCCGCTTCTACCCGGGTACTTATGGTCAAGCCAAGAACGCGCATATCGACGGCCTCGAAGAAAGCCAAGGCCTGCTCACTAAATATAAAGGCGTTTCTCACATAGTCTTCGAGAATTGCTTCATCGGGGAGTCGGCTCAGCTACGGCCCATCAAGTTCGTCATGTCTCGTTTTACTAGTTCACTCGATACTGCCCAAACTAATCAGCGAGTCGACACCACCACCGTTAATGTGGCGGAGGCTCTCTATGCGGCAATGACCGACGAATGGGCTGGACTGGGCATGAACCCTGACTACATTGATGAAGACAGCTTTATCGAAGCCGCCGAAGTTTACACCGACGAGCGTAATGGTGCAGCGGGCGGTGTATACCGCAGCAAGGAGGGCGGCGCATTTATCCAGGAGATGCTACGTCAAGTTGACACCATCATGACTGTGAACCCTTACACCAACAAGATTATCCTAAAGCCTATGCGTAAAGACTATGACATTAGCGCGATACCGACCTTTAGCGTTGGCGAAATTAAAAAGGTGGAAGTCTTTAGCCAAACGCTTTGGGATGGCCTTGTTAGTCAGGTTAAGATCAGCTTCAAAAATGAGAACAAGGACTACGCTGATACTACAGCGGTTGATCAAGATTTAGCAGTGGCCAATATTACAGGTCAACTCAAGACCACCACTCTTGCCATGCCCTTCGTTAAAAAGAAGCGACTTGCTAATAAGATTGCTGGCCGTGAGCTTAATCAACTTTCCAAGCCCGCAGCATCCGCTACCCTCACATTTAACCGCCACGCGCACTCCCTTCTACCCGGCGGCGTATTCATCTGGACATGGCCCGATTATGGCATTGATCAGATGGTCATGAGGGTTAAGAAGGTTCGAGGTGGTGACAACAACGACCCGACCATCCGTGTGGAATGCGTCCGCGATCCTTATGGCGATGTTTACACGACCTTCGGTGAGCCGGAGAGCTACTCGTCACCCACACTTATTGACGACCCTCTTCAAGTTACAGAGTATCACGTGATGGACGCTCCCCTCTTTCTGCTGGATCAAGCGGGTATCAGCCGAACAACTGTGGGCACCCCATCCTATCTACTTATGTTGCCCATCTCGCCCGGCGGTGACACTGCAGCAGTTCGGGGCTACCTTGACTATAACCTAACTGCCTATACTGATCGGCCGTTCCCACTAACGGGTACACTTCAGACCGGCATCAGCCTATTGGACGGCTTTTCCACTGGAACAATTACGGCCTTTGATGTTGCTACTGTAACCATGCCCGACAGCTTTAGCAGCAATGCATCCGGTACAGAAATGCGTGAGGGCCAAAACCTATTTATGATCGGCCAAGAGCTATTCTCTTTTGATAGCTACACTCAGTCGGGTACTACCTACACCCTAACCTCCGTCCGCCGCGCGCTGCTCAACACTACACAAAGTACCCATGCTGAGGGTGCCCGAGTTATATGGCTGGATGACCTGGGCTTTCTATCGGAGCAACCCCTTGAAGCAGGGGACTCACCTAGCATCCTGCAGTTTCTTACCGGCAATGGTCTTACGCGACTTAGCTCAGAAACAGCAACTGCCTTCACTGTTGTCCACAGTGGTGCTTCAAAACGACCGGACCAGCCTGACTACCTCCGCATTGACAGCAATAGGGTTGTGGCTGACCTAAATGATGGCTCTTCCCTTGCTGTCTCATGGAGAAGCCGCAATAGCGAGAAGGGCTCCATTCAATTCGTGGATGATGCCGCTGATGCAGTACTCGGCATGACCTTCAACGTTTACGTCTACAACCTCATCCCAACACCCGCACTAATCTACAGCAACTTGGGTGTGTCTGGTGAGAGCCTTACCTTTGACTTACCAACGGGTCAATCCAATGACACCCTTGAGGTTCGTGTCTACTCTGTAAAGAACAGCCTCATCAGCATCAACTACGACTGGCTACGCTTTAACGTACTCCCCGCCGCTGACCTACTACTTAGTGGCGATGTGCAAAGCGGTGTAGACAACCTTCTACTTGAAGGCGATGAGCTAACAACCGCAACCGATCAACTCGCCCTAGATGGCGACATGGCATAAAGGAAAAACCATGGCCGATAAGAACTTAGCATCACTCACACTAGCTACTACAGCTGCCCTCACGGACTTTCTCTACTTGGTGATTGGGGGCAACAGTCGTCGCATCACATTGGGCAACCTACGTACAGCTATGGGTGTACATCCCCAGAGCTTGGCATCATCCACAGGTACAACCTACGCACCCGTAACTGCGGATTTTGTGGGCGGTGTATTTCGGACTATGACCAACGCTGCTGACATTACAGTGACTGTCCCGTCAGGCCTTACAGCGCCAGAAGTACTCACGCTTTCACAGGGTGGTGCTGGCCAAGTTATCTTAGTAGCGGGGGGCGGCGTTACACTTAGGTCTGCCGATACCCGGCTTACCACCCGCGTTCAATATTCAACCGTGTCTCTTATCCCTGTAGGCACAGATATCTATCAACTTGTAGGAGACATTGTAGCATGAGCTTACTTTTATCATCCGTAGCGTCCAGTGTAATTATCGCCGTTGATGGTGGCGGCGGTGGCGGGGGCGGTGAATACCTTACAGCTCTGCCGGACACCTACACCTCTGTAAGTAACGTTATCCTGAATAGCGGTAGTAACCGGACCCGGGTCTTTGCCTATGGTCCTGTTCTTACAGGTAAGCGATACTGGGAGTTCACACGTATTGCCGGCAATGCCTCAGACTCATTTGTGGGTGTAGTCGGTGCAAGTGTTGCTGCCGCTAAGTTTAACTTGAATACAGCGGGTACGGGCCTGCATGATGCAGATGCCTTTGGGTGGACCTCTACCGGGTTCTTCTACACCGACGACGTATTATCCACCGGCTTCTCATCGTGGAACGGGCTCGCAACTAGTGAAGTTGTCATGCTGGCCTATGACGCAGACACAGGCGAGTTCTGGGAAGGCGTTAATGGTGTCTGGGGCTCCGACCCTACAAGCACATCGGGACGCAAAGACTTCAGCGCGTGGGCCGATTTAGTTGGCGGAGTATGTGTTGCCGTAACCTGCCGTCAGCCAAGCGTCTCCTTTGAGTTAAAGACCACTGTGGGCAGTCTCTCCTATACGCTACCAACGGGCTTCTCCACGCTTGTTTAACCCTCGACGTGAGCGTTGACTTGGGAGCCCAAGCTCAGCTATCTAGGTTTTGTGCGTTACGTCCTCATCAACGGGGCTCCCACCGAACTCGATCAACGCCCTACCTGGGTTTATAACCCTAACAAAAGCCCCCATTGCAATCAACAGTGGG